TTGTTTAAATTCCATGCCCAAATATATTAAATTATTTTTATTTAGTCTAAATAATATTATTTTTTCTTTCTTATCGGTAAACCATCTGCATCTTCTTTTAATACATACACTATTTTGCATCTACAATTTATAGTATTTCCTGCTTTCGCTTTTGGATCACCCGGATAAGATATATTTTCCCCTCCGACAAAGAAATCACTATTTTCATCTACTGTTTGCCCGTTCATATCTAAATGGTCATATATTGAGTGTGGCGGTCTGCGTGTTCTATTGTCTTGTACACTTATCCATTTTTTTAATAGTACAAATTCAGAGTTTTGACTTGCTAAAGTAGTGGCGTAATTAGTAGCTGTTGTTGTTTCTGTTCTTGCTATTCGTAACGCCTGATATTTAAACCAGCCAAACTGCCTTTGTAGTATTCTTGTCATATCGGCTACTGATAGGTTATTTTCATAACCATCCGCTATGACTTTTATAATACTATCAATTAACGTGCTATGAACGGATGTTATTCTTTGCCCTGCATTTTGTCCTAACCAAAGATTAATAAAATACTCAAAGTCAAAATCACTCTTTAAACTTCTTTTGTATTGTGGTTTTCCGATTGTTGCATAAATATCAACAAACATTTCCTTTATCTGACTTTCTGTAACATTTGCATTAATCAAAGCGGTATAGGTTATTTTACTCATATTATTGAAAGGAATACCGTTTGTAATTTTCAAAACGTGCCTCCTTACAATTCTATAAGCTGTTATTTCCTGCCTTTGTCTAAGCTTGTCCATCTGTCATCTCTGTTAAGCTTGGGTCATCAATTCTCTTTAAATTAGAATTAATATAAATAACATCTAAATTTTCATCTTCTAAAGCTTCATAATTAATTGCCTCTCTTATCTCATTTGGTGTTAATGGAGATTTAACCATCCATTCAATCATTTTAGATATTTCTGTTTGCATCTCTGGCATCTCAGATATATCAAACTCTATTACTGAATTTTCATAACCTTTGAATTTCTGTATAAATTCTAAATTAAGGTAAGAAGCCAACAAGTCTAAATCAGGTTTTATATTATCTAATAAAACTCTTTTTCGTGCCTCAATAACAGTATCAACTCCGAAACCTGACCCAGTACGGTCATCATTAAGTAAATCAATTGACCAGTTTAAGCAGTTGCACAAAGTTCGTCTGTCATTGCTTAAATATTCAAAAGGCTTAAGTTCATCAGTTGTAAGTGATATTCTTGTAAATCCTATTTTTGCATTAGCTCCTGCAATATTTGATAATCGTGTGGATGTATTATCCATTTCCACCATCCTATCTTTTAAAGACTGAGCTTGTTCAGCAGTTAGTGGTGACTGCCCATCGCCGGCATGAATAAAACCATACACTCCGCTATTCTGCATAGTCTTCACATTATTGTCAATTCCACTATTTGAGCTGTTGATATTTCTAATAGCCGCCATCAATTCAGAGTACCCATAAAGATGTGATCCGTTTTGATTATAGAAAGGATTTGCACGTTTTATATGGATAATATCTTCAGCTTCAAACCTTATAAATTGATTACCTTGCTCCATGATATAATAATCAATAGGATTTTCATTTGTAAGTGATGAGGAGTTTGGCTTTAATACTATTTGCATCCAATGTGAAGGAAGTACATATAATTGCAAAGGAGTTCCTGCGTTTGCACCCTCTTTAGGAGCTAATTTATAAAGATAGAAGTTTCCGCAAACTTTTAAATATACTTTATAAAGAAATATTAAATCCTCCCAGCTTTGGTTTGGATTAGGTCTATAAATAGGCATATCCTGCTCAATATCATTATGAGCTTCTTTGTTTAATAGGTTGTATTGTTTCTTTTGTATGTATGATAGCTCAATAGGTAATCGCTTCTTTTTATTATAACTTTTTACATCTTCAATAGGTTTAATAATGTAAGGAACTGTCATTGATTTAGCAGCCATTTGATTGACTATTGCATTTACATCTGGATTTTCGCCATATCCTTTGACAATTAAAGTTTCTAAAGTATTGTTATAAGTTGATGTTAACCCACCAACCATTTCATAAATAGCCTCGTTAAAGTAGTTTTTATTTGGGTTTAGAAAAACATCCAAAGCCATTCTAAATCTATTAATTGCCATATTATTTATTTTTTATTCAAAGATATTTAAAAATATAATTAAAATGTAAAAAACTTTGGTGATAGTTCAAACCATACCCTCATCATTAAAGCATCTGTATAATCGGGAGAATGACCTATTAGCTCTTTTACTTTTTCTTTAGGTATGATTCTTAGTTTACCATCATTATCAATCTTATCTCTCTTTACCTGTTCTAATTCTTTTATAATCAAGTCTTGTAAGTAACCATCAGCACAATCTACAAATATTTCATTACGCTGTATTTTCTCAGCGAACTTGTAATAACATTGTGTCTTTAAATTTTGATATTCCGCTATTACATTTTCTTCTTTTAATGCTTTGGAGTTGTTTACAAATCCTTTGCATTGCAATACATCCACTACGCCACCTCCAACACCATCCTCATCGGCTATAATATTAGAGTTTGGTACTTTATGTTTTAATGCTAATCCTCTTATAGCCTCAGCAGTTTGTGTGATACTCGATTTATCTAAAGTAAATATCTCTATTACTCTAAATCCTGACCACACCATTATTACCATTTTATCACTACCATATCTAGCAATGTCGGCACTAATATATTTATCACCTTCAGCTACAAACTCATTCGTAAATATATCGTTTATTTTATCGAATGATATTAGTGAGGCAGGGTCATTATCATATGCCCAATCACCATAATATAACCTTCTTTTACTCGTTTCATCTAAAGCTAATAATGATTCTAAGTAAGAAGGATGTAAGTGTGGGTTATCAGTAGGAAGTGATTGTATAAATTTTCTATTATTAGATATACTACCGTTTGTTGATGGTATGTAAAACTTTGAATATACCCAATTTTTAGAAGGGTTGCACGTTCCTAATATCTTTGGAACTATATTATAATCATTTAACTTGTAACGAATACGGGATGTAACTATCTGCCAAGCCTTATAGCTAATCTGATTGCACTCATCCACAAAAGCACCTGTTATTTCTAATGAACCTAAACTATCGAAGTTAGGGTCTGCCGGATATTGATAAAGGTCTTTTAATATTATCTCGCTTCCGTTATTCCAATAAATAACACCTGATTGATTGTTTATATTAAACTGATTGGATATTTTTAGGTTTGAAGTAAGCTCAAAGAAAGTATTTAAAGTGGTTTCTTTTAATGTTTTAAGTTTAGACCTACCCATTAACCAACGAGTACCCGGATATATTTGACATTGCTCAATTAACCATAAACACCCTAAAGCGGACTTACCTCCTCCTGCTGCACCACCGTATATTATTTCTTTGGTAATATTATCTTTTAAGAAATATACAGCGTTATTCTGTTTCTGGAGCAATACCATTTCCTAAAGATATTATGTTTGTGGTTACTTCTCCTGAGTGTTCAGTTTGGATTTTATCACCGTATTTTTTAGGATTGCGTTTTGATAGATACCACTTTAAAGCATCTATTTTTAAACGCCTATGACCTAACATATCTCCTACTGTTGTTTCAGTACCTTTGTCAGTATGTTTGGTAGTTATACCTTCTTCTGTAGTATATGCTATAGCTATTATTTCTTCAAATAACTTATCATCTCTATAAGACATTGAAATCTCGTATCGTTTTACTTTTTCAGCATCTTCTCTAAGCCACTTAAAAAAAGTTCTGCTACTTGGAGTATCATTACTTGATAATATATCCCTTATAGATTCACCTTCTTCAATCCTATTTAAGATTGAATTAAATACTTCTTCTATTTCTTCTACACTATAAGCCATAACACAAAAGTAATAAAATTACTTTAATTATTTATAAGTCTTTTAATAAATTCATCTTTCGTTATAACTATTGTAAATTTATGATATTGTTTGTATAAATCATTACAATATCCTGTAGCATATATGAAGTCAGTAACTTTATTAGTTTTAAAGTTAAATTCTTTTTTTTTAGTAAATGAATAAATATTCATAATATATTTATTTCTTAATATTATTTTCATTTTGAAAGTTTTTTAATTTCTTCATCATTTAGTTTATGCAGGATATTTTGATATGCATTATGTGCTTCTAATTCTGATTTAAATAACCCTAAGCTGATTTGTTTTCCATTTATAGTTATTCTTGACTGCCATCTTTCTCTTTGTTTGTGAAAATGCACTCCAACATATTTACTACTACTTTTGATATGTTTTTTATTAGTATTTTCACGTTGAGTCACGATTTCTAAATTTTTAACTCTATTATCTGTTCTAATAAAATTAATATGATTTACTACTAATTTATGTTTACAAATAATATGATTTAAAAATACCACAGCAACTAATTGATGAATTTTTAAAGTTTTAGGTTGGCCGTTTAAACAAAGTCTAACTACATGATAATTATCTTTTAATAATAATTTTTTTAAAATCTTTACTTTACCAAATTTAAAACTTTTCACATTGCCAAAATTACTAACTTGATAAATACCTTCATAATTAGGTATATCTTTCCAAACTTCTTTCATAAAATTAAAAACCACCATATCAAAAGGTCGTCGTCTTTATCAATGGTGGAATTTTATAATATTGTTATTGTAGCGACGACTCTACTAATACAAATATACAAAAATATAATTAAAATCTAACTTTTTATAATTTTTAAAATCTCTGAATTTGATAATTTGTATTGAATTTCTCCGTTACAATTTAAATAGAATCCAAATAATTCATTATTGTCTACAAAAACATAAATATCGTAGTAATTATGAGAATACATTTTCAGATTGTTTAGATACTTTGGTTCGGTTGTTAAGTCTAAACGAGTACCACTTAAACGAAATGATCTTCCTGATGGTGCTTTTTGTATTTCTGTTGATTTACGGAAAGTGAAACCTTTGTAATTGTGTGATGTTTTCATAATGATATTGTGATAGTCGTTAATGAATGAATCGAAGTCTTTCGCTATTAGATAAACACCTCCGGCTTGTTCGATGTTTATTTGATATTTCTTTTGAGCTTGAGATTGTCTGTCTTTACCGATTTTAACCTCTATTTTAATAGATTTCCCGTTTATGGTTGCAGATATATCGGCTGTTCCTTTTGTTGAATTAGATGGTATATATTTAGTTCCTCCTAAAGTTCTGGTTCTACCTATGCAGTCTGTTATTTGTTTAGAAGTGTCTATACTGCGCCCCATACTTGATACTCTTTCTGCCTGATGACCTTTCCAATTAAGAAAGTTACAAATTACAGCGGTTAATCCATTAGCTGTATTATCAATTGGTTTATATGGAGGTCTTGCATTATCAGGAAATGACGGGTATTTCAGTTTACTATCTGCAAGATATAAATCATTCAGGTATTGTTTGTTTATTTTGTTCATTAGTTCAAATCTATAATAAATAATTCAAATCGTTTAATGTATTCGTTTTCTATTTCTTGAAATAACTCAAAAGGTATTTTACCGGAAATGAATAACTCACAATGATAGTCGTATAATTTAAGTAAAAGATTATGTTTCATGTAAATTTTAACCTGCAATTTCTTTAACCCATAAATGTATTGTTTGCCTTGTAACACCTAATTTTTTAGCTGTTTTAGCTTTATTTATTTTTGTATTTTTTTTATATTCTTTTATAAACTCTGTTTTTATATCCTCTTTAGATTTTAATAAAATCAATTCTGATTTTTCTTTTTTTTCATTAATTTTTTTTGCCCATTCTATTTGAAAATTATTTCTTTCTTTTATATCTTCAATATTTGAATAAAAATTTATTTCATCAATTACTTCTTTTTCAGATATTTCAAACCATTCTCCCATTAATCTTTTTTGAGAATATTTTAAATGTAACTTCGTTTCAATTTTTTTCGCCTCATCAGTAATTATAAAACCTAATATTTCACTTCCATAAGGAGCATAAGTTTTAAATTGGTTAAAACGATTAATAGGACTTTCTTGAGTTGAATATCCTATCTTTATTGGACTTAATCCAATATGTCTAAAAAAATAAACACAACCTTTTTCTAATTCTTCCATAATTTTTTGTGTAAGTGTAAAGTACAAATATAACTATTTTACACTTACAATTTTATTTTTTTTATTATATTTTTTCCGTGTAAAGCAACTTTACACAAGTGTAAAGCAACTTTACACTATTTTCCCAATGTTTATAATGATTTACAACGGAAAGTGTAAACTTTTGCTTTACACTTGGTTTTTAAAAAATATTTTTTATTTTTATTTTTTATTTTATTTATCAAGTGTAAAGCATTTACTTTACATTTAATCTGTAAAGCCTTATGTTTGTTGCATTTTCCGTGTAAAGTTGCTTTACATTAGTGTAAACCTACTTTACACTTTCAAACTCTTTTACCCAGTTTGAAACCGTTACTCTGGAAACACCTAAAATTTCGGATGTTTCTTTTTTATTAAACTTTTTATTAAGTTTCCATATTTCAAAAAGCTTTTCTTTTTCAGTTTTACCTTTATTCTGTCCAATTGTACTTTTTATTTTACCTACTTCTACTGAATTAATCTTTATCTTTTTCGCCATCGCTATAAAGTATTTACTTAATTTTTCAGCTTTTAAGACACTTTCTTTAGAAATTAGTAATGTGTTACCACCTTCACTAAAAAACTCATCAAAAACATGTATTAAACAAGCGAAACGAGGTATATAAGATTTCTGTTTCGGATACATTGATTTAAGATACTCATTTTCATCTTCTGAATTTTGCAAATTAGACATCTCATTATAAATTCTTATCCATTCTTTATTCGCTTCAGGTGATAGTTTTGCGGTTTTACTTTTTATCTCATAATCTTCATTACGTTCAATGATAGATTTAATTGTGTCATAAAACTTATAACTCCTTTTTATGCCTACACTATTAAAAATCATAACGGTGATTTTAAAGAGGCTACCAAATCAGTTTACGAAAAAGGTTTTGGGTCAAGAACTAAATTTAAACTTAAAGAATTAGAACAGAAGATCGACATACCCGAAATGCCAATTATAAATACTAATGAGTTAATATTCCCTATTGATATATTTCCTAAACAGATACAGCATTATCTAAATGAATGTAAGATTACTTTAGATAGTTCTATTGATTATATGGGATGTTCATTACTATGGCTTATTTCTGTTTGTATAGGTAACTCAATTAATATTGAAGTTAAAAAAGGGTGGATAGAAAATCTAACTGTTTGGATTAGTATAGTTGGTAAAGCCGGTTTAGGTAAAACTCCAAG